GAAAACATTTGTATCAAACTTGAGTCTACCCCCAATATCGATATTAGACGAAACATCAATACCTCTTTCTGCATCCGTAGAAATGAATGTCCCTGCAGATTCAATATTAGAAACCGCAGAAATACCAGTGATAACATTTGAGAATTGCACAGGTCGTATCACGACGTTACTCTCGGCACACACTTGATCTAAACCATGTGAAGCTGTTACCGTAAAAACACCTAGATTCAAATTACTCACAGAGACATTACCATGAACAGTCAATACGTTCGAGCCTTCATCATCGATATGTACGTTTGAACCTACACTCAAATTGAATACAGGTGCTGTATTTTGAATACCGACGTTACTATCGGTAACCATACCAACACCTGCATAATCCGTAGCAGAACTAAATTTGATAACATTCGCTGATACGTTTCCTTGATTAACAATAGATTCGAGAGTTGTTGCAATGTTTGAGAGAAGACCACCGTCACCTTCGAAACGACTCGCGTACACTTTACCGTGTATATTCATGGTCGTAGAGGGCTCGGAAACATCTTTATCAATTATGATTTTGTCTGCAATACTAAGTGTGTGTAGAGGGTTAGCATTTTGAATACCAACGTTACTTGCTGTGACGATACCTACACCTCCATAAACAGCGGGTGGAGCAGTAAACTGGACGACGTTCGCCACTAAATTTCCCTGGTTGACGATATCACTGAGTGTTGTGGCGATGTTAGAAATTAAACCACCATCACCCACGAAAAACGAGGCTCCTACATTACCGGTGATGTCTAAAACATTTGAGGCATCACCGTTTGCTGTCAAATAGGAACCTACATGTAGATTACTTAAAATTTCGACTTCACCAGTAAATGTCTGGATATTAGTCTTTACCATTTGTTATTACCAGAGAAAATCTTATACACCTTTTTTCGTCTATAAGATTTTGGTTTATCATTTGAATAAATGTTTAGTACCCGAATGTATGTGTAATATCAGGACTTGGGGCGGTATCTACTATGGAAACTACTCGACCATCTTCAACTGAAGCACGAGTCAGGTACTCGATGAAAATGTCGTATCCATCCTGAGCGTCTAAAGAAGTTGTTGTCGTGAGTGTGATTTTGTTCTTATCCACTGCCACGACAGAACTCCATGGATTGGGGTTTAGAACACTCCCGAATATATTTTTCGTACCTACGGAAATGTTTCTAGATGGTGCACTTCCATCCTTTTTACCACCAGATACTTCTAAAATCAGTGTACTTATATCTTCTGTAGCATCTATGAGTTGTGCCGTAATTTTTGCATAAAAAATGTTTGAAGTAAAATTTATATCTATCGAAGGTGTTCCATGTCCCGCACCAACCGTTCTCGAAAGACTGTACGTTTTTTTAGTGTACCCTGCCGTATTTGTGATGAGACCACCGGTTACATATACATTCGAACCAACGGAAAGTTCCGAAGATGTATACGCATTACCCACTACATGAAGCTTTGCCTCTGGTGTTGCGGTGTTCACACCAACACTTGTTTCTGAAGCATCTACATATAAAACATTAGAACCAACTTTTAAGTCACCTCCACCTGTGATTCGCACCTGTTCAGTACCGGCGACTGAAAAACGGATATGTTGAGAAGCTGGTGTATTGAGATGTGTTGGTCCCGATGCAGTTTGTTTAAGTGCGAAATTGGTAGCGCTATTGTGATCGAAGTGTGCGAATGTGGCGTGATCATCGTCTGTTCCGTTATATCCTATAGCGGCGCGACCGAGAAACGAGGTATGATTTGCATCAGGACCTGCGTGTATATTTGAGGTCACATACACATTCCCATTTACGTGAACGTTCGCATCCACATTGGCGTTTGTTCCGAAACCAACGTTCCCTACATTATAATAAATGTCTGTACCTGTAGTGACCCAAGGAGAAGTCACGAAGGGGGCATCATCTTCGAATAAAGTTCCGGTGAATTTGATGTCACCTTGTACGTGTAGAGTTTTATCTGGAACTGTTGTACCCACACCCACACGGTTCGTCACAGAGTTAACATGTAATGTATTGGTATCCACCGTCACGTTACCAGAAACATACGCGTTACCGTTTACTTCGAGATTAGAAGTGGGCGTCCCCGTATTAACACCAATTCGACCGCTCGTCACTAAACTCGTAATGGTATTTGAAAAGGAAATAGTATTTGATGTCGTATTACCATTTTCTGTTGAACAAACAGCTTGTAAAGTCGTCACAAGACCGGTGAGGGTGCTACCATCACCATAGTATTGTGCTGCGTAGACACTACCAACTACACCGAGACCACCGGCAATTTTAGCGGCACCGGTTATGGTAGAACTGGATACTGTTGTATCTGTAACCACAAGGCTGTCCACTTCAGCATCTTCAAAGTTGACATCCGTCCCATGTATGTTACCCACAACACCTAGGCCACCCCCAACTTTTAGAGCACCCGAAGTTTTGGAGTTTGTAATTGTTCCATCTGTGACTGTGAGATTGTTCACCTCGGCTGCTTCAAAATTTACATTTGTCGCATGAATATCACCTGTAACACCCACACCACCACCTACTATGAGCGCACCTGAAGTCTTATTCGCGGTGGTTGTATTATTTTGGATGGTTGCACTATCCAGTGTTGCATTCTCAAAGTTTACATTACTGGCATGAATATTACCACCGACACCTAGACCACCTATGATCGTGACTGCACCAGATGTTTTGTTTGTCGCATCAGTACCATCTGTCACTACAGAAGATTTAGAACGCGCGACAGCCACATTTGAGTTTCCATGGACATCTAGAGTATATGCAGGAGTGGCTGTGAGAATACCAACCCTTTCAGTAACAGTGTCTACATGAAACGCACTCGTATCAACAGTAAAATTGTTTTGAACTTGAAGATTACCCAAAACATCCAGAGTTACGTTGTTACTATCAGGGTTAATAGCTGTATCTACAAAACTATTTTGTGTATATCCGATGGAAAGACGTTTGATTATTTCATTACCGTGATGTGCGATAGCGATATTATGTCCGGGATATTCCATAATGATACCTACATCTAAACCCGTTTGTGTGTTATTATTCGCGAGAGTCAATATCCGATCTTGAATGACTGTATTATTTGAATCAACGACAAATACATTACCAGTTTGAAAGATATTACCAGTAACTTGAAGACCACCCGAAATAATTATATCTGGTCCAGTTTTTGTTATGATTGAATCTTCTAAAAATTTATTGGAACCTACAATTGGGAACTTATTTGTCGTGAGACCGGTAATAGAAATATTACTTCCCACCGTCAGATTAGAACTTACAGAAACATTTCCATCTACGACTACAGTGTTTGCACCATCCTCATTCACATAGAAATTTGTACCAACGCTTAATGTGTGAGCTGGTTCTGTGTTGGCTATACCAACATTTGAATGAGAAACAAAACTTGTTTCAGTTCCAGTGAATTGAATAATATTTGAAGTTGTATTCCCATTTTCTGAGATGGATTGTAAAGTTGTTGCGATATTTGAAAGAAGTCCACCGTCACCCACAAACCTGGATGCGTATACATTATCTGTGACACCTAGACCACCTGCTACAATTACTGCACCTGTAGTTTTAGATGTAGATAAGGTTGTATCTTCGACAGTGAGGCTATCAACAGTGGCATCTTCAAAATTAACATGGGTGGCATGAATATCACCAGCAACACCTAAACCACCAGCTAAACGTACAGCGCCACTTGTCTTGGAAATAGATACTGTAGTGTTCGTGACATAAACACTGTCGGCTTCAACACCTTCAAAATTCACCGCACTTCCATGTATAGCACCAGTTACGCCTAGACCACCTGTGACGACGAGAGCACCCGTGGTTTTAGAGGTTGTGACTGTACTGTTAGTTACCTTAGTAATACCATCTAGCTCAGCTGTAGAACCAAATAATGCACCAGATATACCTACACCACCGGTGACTCTGAGAGCACCAGTTGTTTTAGAAGAAGATACAGTTGAATCGGTCACATTGACACTATCAGCTTCTACATCTTCAAGATTAGCATGAGTCGCATAAATATTACCAACGACACCTACACCACCTACAACTTTGAGTGCCCCAGTTGTTTTAGACGTAGTAACCGTTGTATCTGTAACAGTAACACTATCCGCTTCTACATCTTCTAAATTGGCATGAGTTGCATGAATGTCACCTGCAATACCTAAACCACCAGAGACGATTAAAGCACCCGTTGTTTTAGAAGTCGCGTTATCCGTGGAAGATACATACGTATTTCCAGAAACGTGAAGATTAGCATCTGGTGTCAATATCCCAACTCCAACAGACTTGCTGACTGAATCTACATGTAATGTATTTGTATCGACTGTTAAATTGGAACTCACATACGTGTTACCAACCACGTGTAAATTGGCGTCCGGGTTCACTGTCCCAACTCCAACAGAATCGTTCACTGAATCGACGTGGAGTGTATCAGTATCCACCGTAAGATTGGAGGATACATAAGTATTACCCACAACGTGAAAGTTTGCATCAGGTGTCAACGTACCGACTCCAACAGAGTTGTTCACAGAATCTACATGGAATGTATTCGTATCCACAGTTAAATTGGCACTCACGTACGTATTACCTACGACATGAAGATTAGCTTGGGGTGTTTTCGTCTCAATACCCACAGAATTCGTCGCAGAGTCAACATGAAAAGTATCTGTATCTACGGTAAGATCTTCGGAAATATAGGCATTACCCATCAAATGGAGGGTTGCTTCGGGATGTTTTGTTTCGATACCCACAAAATGTTTTACTGAATCCACGTGTAAAGTGTTGTTGTCGACAGTGAGATTTGAAGTTATGTATGTATTTCCAACCACGTGAAGGTTAGCATCTGGTGATGTATTATTAATACCGACAGAGTCATTCACTGAATCAACAAATAAAGTATCTGTATCAACTGTGAAATTATTAGAAACATGAACTTCATTTAAAATTGAATTTCCATATGTAAATTCTTTTGAAATTGCATTATACATTAAAATATTTGAATTGTTAATATTTCTTACAGGATTAATAAAAAGTGCATTTTGTGTATTTGTATTATTAAAACCAGCTGTATCAGTTCCACCGTTAATGATTACCGAACCGGATGCCTGACCCGATGGATATCCCGCGTAGTAACCTATCGCTATAGCACCCTCACCTTGATTAAACTTACCCGCACTGTCACCGATAGCTATAGATTTCTGACCTTGATTTTGACTACCAGCATCTTTACCTAACGCGATTGAATTACCTGCTTGATCTTGACCACCGGCGTTTTCACCTATGGCAATGGATGAAGCGGCTTGATTTTGAAAAGCAGCTTTTTCACCGATGGCGATGGCGCTTGCACCTTGATTTGTTTCACCAGATTTTTCACCGATGGCTATGGAAGATTCAGATTGAGTTATACTACCTGCTTGGTAACCAATAGCTATGGAATTGGATTGCTGACGGTCATAACCAGCCCTGTAACCTACAGATATAAGATGAGAATTTGAAGAAGTGTGAAGCGTGACACCGGTATCCTCACCTATGAATAATCTATTTGAACCAGAATTGTCTACACGTCGAGTGGCGGCAATTGTTCCGTTTACGTCAAGTTCTTTTGTTGGATACAATTGTTTTATACCGATTCGGTTCGTTGTAGAATCCACATGTAATGTATTCGTATCGACAGTAAGGTTAGAACTTACATATGCATTTCCTACGACATGTATCTCTGCATCCGGTGAGTCAGTTTTTACACCTATCTTACTATCAATTAAAGTATTTCCACCGATACTTAAATCTCCAGAAATGTCTGTATTTCCGGTAACATTGAGAATATTTGATCCGTATTCATCCACAAATAAATTTGAACCTATATCCAAAGTATGTATAGGAGATGTATTTATGATACCCACATTTGATTGTGTAAAGAGTTGACCATACACATGGACGTTGATATTTTCACTCGTGAGAGGATTCATCGTGTGTCCCACCGCACTCGAATTTGTATATCCGATTGCAAATTCTTTTGTATTTTCTCTAAATCCAACTCCTACATTTGAACCGGGACGATTTAAAATAAAACCAAGGTCTAAAGTTGAATCACTTCCAGTATTATCTTTTCCAAGTTCTATGAGAGCGTCGGTTATGGTTGTATTATTTGAATGTAGAGTTGTGACAAGACCGTTAAATGTTGCATCTCCATCAACCACCAAACCATGTTGTATATAGGTGTTTCCTAAAACGGTGAGTACGTTCGAACTATTCACGTTAACGTGTAACTTTGAACCCACTGACATGGTATTTGTTGGTGTACTATTGGCAATACCAACAATACCTGAAGTTACAAAACTTGTCTCCGCTGCGGGGTTGAAATTACCACCATCATCCGTATACGAATCAAAACGCATCGTATGAGGAGTTACATTACCATTTTTTGTTGCACCGGCAAGAGTAAAGTTTAAAATTTCACTCGCAATTGCATTTGAATCTGTAATCTCTTTGGTAACCCTATTATATGACAAAACCATTACATTAGGAGCTCCACCCGGATCTTGCACCGGATCTATACGAATAGGTGTGAGATATGTAGTCCCAGGTATAGGTACATCAATTTCAACATTACTCGCATTGAACACAATCGTATTTTCTGCCTGGTCATTGGTACAATTTTTACCGAACCTAATCTTGGTCGAACGCTCGACCGTCGGTAAATTCTTGACCATTTAATATAGAATGGTATTTTAATTTGCATAAAGAAGTCCCGCGAGTCCGTTCTCCACACGTAAAATGTTATAGTTTACTGCGTATATAGGGTCGAGGATATCCATCGATTCACTCAGAATTTTCGCCGACGTTAAGCGACTGAAATTGAGTGTACCAGTGGGCTGATGCGAACTCGTGGATATACAAAATGGGTACAAGAAGAAATCGGGAGATACTACAAAGTTTGTATGATAATAATGTGTCACGTCAATAAAATGTGGTTTACCCCATCTATAATTACTTAAATCAACACCATTGATATTTAGTTTTACTTTGTTTGTCACCGAAGTGAGTGCACTATTATTTGTTGTATTAGACGAAGCTATAAACTTTACGGGGTGTGAAAACGTGAGCTCCTGCATATTGGTTCCAGATGGAATGTTTTTTTGGACTTGTGTTATCAACATGTCATGTTTACGTGAAATAACCTGACTGCGTTCTTCATTATCAAGATAAATGTAGTTTGCAAAAGCTTCAATGTTTTTATTGGTAGCATCAGAACCCCAGTAAATCCTAAGTTCCACATTATGGTAGTTTAAGGCAACGAGGGGTAGGGCAGATTGTGGTGCCTCACAGAAAAAGAAACGCAGTGGGTAAAAAAAGGAACGCGCAGAAATACCCGGGTGAGTACCTTGTGCACTTCTAGAAACGTTTTGGGCGAACGTATCGACGGCAATATTCTCGGTGAACACAGCATCTTGGGTGTCTATAACAGAACCACCAATCAAAAGTTCAACCTTATCGACAATGTTGTCCCATCTTTGGGTGTCAAGAGCCTCTGTATTGTCATCCATAGTAAAATACACGTAACTGAGAAGATCACCGGATCTTTCGAATTGGACGCTGGACATAGAATTATTTTTCACCGCTCCATGGATGGTTTGTTTTTCAATGGATTGTGAAAAATTAGCATGGCGTTTGAATGTTGAACTAAAGAATGATATTTGAGGATCACCCACGATAAATTTATCCTGGGCTCCTATAGCGATCAATTGAACAACACCTGCAGACATGGTATACTAATTTAAGGGGAGAAAAATTACAGGTTGGGTTTTCTACAAACAAAACGAATAACTAAAAAGTTATTCTCAGCGGGGTTTGGGGGGGTTACTAAGTTTGCGTCCTGATCCCTTATATTTACTGTAAATCTATCGACTGAACGAATTGGATTTACATATTGTGTTGCAATGGGGTAGTTATCTCTGAAACTTATTATACCTGTATCATCAGTGGTGACGAGACTGGCGAATGAATTCCGAAGAATGCTCAAAGGTGCCTGTCCCGTGAGAACATTCGAGGCTCTGTCAGAAAAATTCGAGTCAAGTTCATTTATGGAAATGTAACAATGTTCGGTCGCTGTAGTCGTATTGATTCGTGCACCAATAAGTCTAGCCTGAACTACATTTTTAATAGGCTGTTGAAGATGGCAAATAAAAGTGTTCGCACTATCTTGACCTATACTGTCAATCGTAATAGTATGATATTCATAGTTAAGATCGGGAATCATTTCCGTTGGCGAGGTGATCAGAGCCATTTATAGTTAGCTTAGATTAAAGATCCACCAATTCCGTCGGCGATCTCGTATCCAGCATGGTCACTTACCAGCTTCTGGGCACCACACAGACCACCTGGAGTGAGACCTACAGAGTACGCACTATCCTTCTTACCCGAACCCGCTGTACATTCAAGACCTGGCTTGAGATCAAACAAACTCTGCTCACTGACGGGTGTAATAGTAATTGGCCTGGGCTGGTAGTTGGCGGTTTTCACGGACATCATCGACAGGACAAAGATGAGGGTCATCAATGTGGCGATAGCCATGAGAGCATTTCGGTCACTACGATTGAAGTTAAGTTTGAACATTTATAATAGACTTAGATTTTTTTAAAGTGCGTTAAAGAGATTTTCTTAGTTTCTACATAGACAGTAGATGGACGAAGAAATCGTACTTGACAGG